GCAGAAGCTCGACGGTCACATCCTCGGCCAGCTCGGCGTCCTTGGACTTCCGCTGGACGACCTGCATGATGCCGTTATCCTGCGGAACCACTGACACCTCAATATCCAGCGCTCCGCGCCAGGCGGATGAACCCCGCGCACGGTGCTGGGCCTCATCACTCACGCCGGTGTGGTGAACGAGGACAACCGCGCAGTCGAAAGCCGCCATCAGCTCAGCGCAGGCATCCAGCATGGTCTTGGCGTCCTGCGCCTTGTTCTCGTCTCCGTTCAGGAAGCGGTGGAGCGTATCGACAATGATCACTGCCGGCGTGACGGGCAGTTCCCTGACAGCGTCGGAGACGCGCCGCAAACCCTCGCGGGTGTTCAGATCGCACCCGCCGCGGCTTAGCCACATTTCCAACCGGGATACGCCGTGGTGCTGCTTCCACGCCGCCACCCTACCACGCAAGCCCTGATGGCCTTCCCCGGCGAGGTAAACCACCGGGCCGGGCCGCACCCGCCGACCGTTCCATTCCTCGCGCCCTGCAGCCATGTGCAGGACCCAATCAAGGACAAGAAAAGTCTTTCCCCCGCCCGAAGGGCCGTGCACCATGATTAAGGCCCTATCCTGCAGCCAACCCTTGACAAGCCAGCTGATAGGCGTCGGCTGGGCGGAAAAGTCATCGGCGGGGATAAGCCATTGTTCGGCTTGTGGGTTAAGAAATGCCGCAAGGTCATGTCCAGCAGCCCGGTAATCATTGGCATCCCCCAAATGGGGAATTACCAGCAGCCGGGCGCCGTGCTTGGCCGAGGCCTGCTCCCCATAGCGCTGGCCTACGCCGGAAGCATCGTTGTCAGCCACGATCACAAGACGGGCGGATGGATAAGCCGCCGCCACTGAGCCGGTGACGGGAACCAGGTTGGAGGCCGAATAAGCCACAATGCATGGCTTGCCGGTGACTTCGTGGATCGTCGCCGCCGTGGCGAAACCCTCGGCGAGGTAGATCAAATCACCCTCGATGACGCCGACTGACCAGTATTTCCCGCCAGTGGCGCCGCCGGGGTGATAAAGCTTGCCCCCGTCAGCGTCGATATACTGGAGTGATGACAGCGCGCCATCCTCGCCAAACAGGGGCGCCATCAACCTCCCGTCCCCTGTAATCCGCAAACCGTGCGGCCGGACGCCCTTGCGGACGAGATAGGGATGATCCGGGCTGGCGGCTCCCGCCTGGGACCAGATCAGGTCAACGCTGTCAGCCGCGCTTGCAGCCTTGGCGTCCCTAGCTGTCTTGGCCTCAGCCTGCCGGCGGATCACGGCGGCGTGCTCGTCAACGGTCAACTCACGTCCAATATCCGCCCGCCAGGTCTGGCTTTGCCCCGTCCGCCAATCCCCAAACATCCCCGCCGGCACACCGTCCGGGAAGAATACATACCAGCCCGGCTTGTCATGCCCTGGCTGGCCTTTGCTGCCGGTCTGGTATCGATGCAGCTTGCCATCAATCTCAATAGCCGCAGGGGGCTTGATCCCCGCCGCGGCCATGGCGGTACGGATCTGCTCGTCTAAAGCGACAGGCGTCGGCAAGCGCCACGGCCCGCCGAAAATATGGGTTACGTCAGCCACAGACCTTTTCCCCTCTGAAATATTCGCTGAGAGCCGTCAGGTGTTTGTAGCTGACGGCCGCGCCTTTTCTGACGCGATATAGGGTCGAGTACGAAACGCCAGTGCGCCCCGCGACAACCCACAAATTCCGGTCTTCAAGAGCCCGGCGGATTTCTTCGATTGTTAGCAACATTGGAACCTCCGCTTTCACTATTGACATACTCGCGCGCCGCGTGCAATCAGGATCCAGCCCGACCGGAATAGGCCGACTGGGCAAAAGCGAAAGCGAAAAACATGGCAATCAACCTTAAGCGCACCAGCGCCCTTGCGCGCGATGGCGTCAAGATACTGATCTACGGACAAGCCGGGGCCGGCAAGACCTCGCTTATCCCCACCCTGCCTTCCCCCATCGTCCTGTCGGCGGAAGCCGGCCTGCTGTCGATCGCCGGCGCGGATGTGCCCTACATCGAAATCGGTTCTATTCAGGACCTGCAGGAAGCCCTCGAATGGCTGACCGGATCAAGCGAGGCGGCGGCGTTCCAGTCCGTCGCCCTCGATAGCATCAGCGAAATCGCCGAGGTCGTCCTGACCGATGAAAAGCGTGTGGCCAAAGACCCGCGCCAGGCCTACGGCGCCATGCAGGACGCCATGGCCGGCATCATCCGCGCTTTCCGCGACCTGCCCGGCAAGCATGTCTATATGTCTGCAAAGCTGGATAAGAGCCAGGACGAGACCGGCCGCATCCTCTACGCCCCGTCCATGCCGGGCAACAAAACCGGCCAGCAGCTGCCCTACTTTTTCGACGAAGTGCTTGCCCTGCGGGTGGAGAAAGACGCCGAAGGCGTGCCCCAGCGCGCCCTGATGTGCGACGGGGATGGCCTGTGGCTGGCGAAGGATCGCTCGGGCAGGCTCGATGCATGGGAAGCCCCGGACCTGGGCGCTGTTATTCAAAAGATTGGGGCGTCCAATGGATAATCTCGCGGCACTATGGCTGGAAGCAAAGCAGGCAGAAGCTGAGGCCACCGAACGTCGCCGGGCGATCGAAGACCAGATGCTGGCCAATAACCGGACGGAATGGGCCGGGTATAAGGTTCGCATCACCGCCCGCGACAATTGGAAGATTGACGCAGAGCGCCTGCAGCAGGTCGCCGAAGCTCACGGCCTCAGCGATCACCTGTCATCGCTCTTTAGGTGGAAGCCCGAAGTCAACATGACGCTGTGGAAGGCCTCAGCCCCCACGATCACCAAGCCCCTGCTTGAGGCAATCACGATTACCCCCGGACGTGCGTCGTTTGCAATTTCAAAGGAGGACTAAAAATGAGACTTGATGAAACAATCAGTGTCGGATCGCTCCCCGAAAGCGACCGTTCTTACGACCCGGTGCCTGCTGGCTGGTACTCTGCCCGCATCCACAGCGCCGAGGTCAAGCCCACCAAAACGCCAGGCGGGCAGTATATCAAAGTGCGCTATGACATTGTCGGCCCCTCGCATCAGGGCCGCGTGATCTTTGGCAATTTGAACATTCGGAACGCCAACCCCAAGGCGGAACAGATCGGCCGTCAGCAGCTTGGCGAACTCATGCGGGCCATCGGGCTGAGCGAGATACAGGACACCGACCAGCTTGTCGGCGGTCAATGCCAGATCAAGCTGGAAGTCCAGCCAGCCGAAGGCGAATACGCCGCCAGGAATGAAGTCCGCGGCTGGAAGCATGGCGGCGCAGCGGCTGCACCAGCGGCCGCTCCGGCTCCCGTTGCTGGCGTCAAATCTCCCCCGTGGAAAAGGTGATATAAAATGCGCATTCCGCCACCTCAGAATGGATTAGTGACACTCATTGACAAGCGCCATACTGAGGTGGCGGGGCGCAAGCCTCGCCCCCACATGGGCGCCAGCGTGCTGGGCCACCCGTGCGACAGATGGCTTTGGCTGTCTTTCCGGTGGGCCGTCATCGAAGAGCACGAAGGCCGCATCCTCCGCCTGTTTCGCCGCGGGCAGAACGAAGAGGCGACTATTCTCGCCGACCTTGAACTGGCCGGCGTCAAGATCGAAACGACGCAGGCGCATTTCACGTTCGGCGGCCACTTGTCCGGGTCAGCCGATGCAATCGTCAGCAACGTGCCCGAAGCGCCGAAGACGCGCCACGTCGCCGAGTTCAAGACGCATGCGGACAAGTCATTCTCGGCGCTGGTGAAGGACGGCGTTCAGAAGTCCAAGCCCGAGCATTGGGTTCAGATGCAGGTCTACATGCACGGCGCGGGGCTCGACCGAGCGCTGTACGTCGCGGTGAACAAGAACGACGACAGCCTCCACATCGAGCGCATCCACTATGACAAGGCGGCGGCTGAGGCTGCTATCGCGCGCGGTCGGCGGATCAGCGAGGCGGATCGTATGCCCGAGCCGGTCGCAGGCGCGTCGCCTGGATGGTATCAGTGCAAATTCTGCCCGGCGTATTCCTTCTGTCATCGCGAACCGATGACGCGGGAGGTCAACTGCCGCACCTGCGCGCACTCGACCGCCAGGCCGGACGGCCACTGGCATTGCGCGACGTGGGATGACGTGATCCCGGTCCCGGCCCAGCGTCTCGGCTGCGCCAGCCATGTTCTGCATCCCGATCTCGTGCCGTGGGAGATGATGGAAAGCTCGGACGGCGTCGGGGCGGTGTGGAAGATCGGCGACAAGGTCATCGCCAATGGCGATCCAGTCGCGGACCCGGAGCGCAGGACAAGCCTTTCGCTAATCGAAACATACGGGACGCCATTCTGATGCTGCGCGATTATCAACGCCGGGCGCTCGACATGCTCAATGACTGGTTTGTCCGTCACCCGAACGGGCACCCGGTCATTGAGATGCCGACCGGCTCCGGAAAGAGCCATGTCATAGCGGCATTCTGCCAGGAGACGCTCGCAGAGTGGCCAGAGACGCGCATCCTGATGCTGACGCATGTGCGCGAGTTGATCGAACAGAACGCCGCCAAGATGCGCGAATACTGGCCCAATGCCCCGCTTGGCATTTACTCGGCCGGCCTGCGCCAGCGGGATGCTTCGCAGTCAATCATTTTCGGCGGCGTGCAAAGCCTGGCGCGGAAGGTTGACGAGATCGGGCACATAGATCTGCTGATCGTCGATGAAGCGCACCGCATCCCTACACAATCGCAAGGCCAATACAGGACATTGATTGACGGGCTGACAGCCATCAATCCGCGCCTGCGTGTCATCGGCCTGACCGCCACGCCTTACCGGCTGGGCCATGGGATGCTGACGGACGAGCCATCCCTTTTCGACAGGGACGGACTGATCGTCCCTGTCACTTACATGGAGCTGATGAAGGCCGGCCACCTTGCGCGGCTGACCTGCAAGCGCACGTCAATAACTTATGATTTGAGCGACGTTCGCAAACGTGGCGGCGAATATGTCGAAGAAGATCTTGACGCCGCCGTGAACAATTTGAAGACGAACGAAGAGGTCGCCGCAGAGATCATCCGACGCGCCGAATGCCGGCGCAGCTGGATCGTCTTTGCCGTGTCCGTTGCCCATGCCTATGGCCTGCGCGATGCGCTGCGGGCGCGCGGTGCAACAGCCGAGACTGTCGTCGGAGAGACGCCATCGGCCGAGCGTGCGGATATCCTCGCCGCGTTTAAAGCCGGTGAAATAACTGCGATTACAAACGCCAATGTTCTCACGACCGGCTTTGACGCGCCCAACGTGGATCTGATCGCGGCTTGCCGGCCGACGCTCTCGACCAGCCTCTACGTCCAGATGCTTGGCAGGGGCACGCGCACGGCAGAGGGGAAGGCAGATTGCCTTGTCCTCGACTTCGCCGGCGTCATCTCAACGCATGGACCTTTCGACGACCCCAAGCCGCGCAAGCCAGGCAAGAAGGGCGGAGACGCGCCTGTCAAAGTCTGCCCGGAATGCGACGAGCTCGTGCATCTGTCAGTGATGATCTGCCCCAATTGCGGGCATGTCTGGGAGCGCAAGGGGCCGACGCTCAAACTGCACGATGACCCCGTCCTGAGTGACGTGGGGTTGCACACAATGGCAGTCAGCGATTGGCGCTGGTCGATCGACAAAGCCATGTCGGGCGTTGATATACTTTCCTGCCGATACTATGAGGCATCCCTGACGGGGCGGATCATCCGCGAGACGTTCCCGATCTGGCATGGTGGGAATGCCACCTACATGGCCATGAAGCGCTTGACGGGCATAGCCGCCAGGATCAATGAAGATATTCCCGACATGAGCAGCATGGACATATCCGCTCTTGAGAAATGGCCATCCCCGGTGGAAATCAGCTACCGCAAGAACGGCAAGTTCTTTGACGTTTTCCAAAGGCGCTGGGCCTTCTGAACACGTCGAACAGCGCCAGTTTGTGATGTGGTTCCGCCAGACTTACCGGCCCACGCGCATCTTCGCCATTCCCAACGGCGAGGCCAGATCCCGCACGACAGGAGCCAGGCTGAAGGCGGAAGGCGTCTCTGCCGGCGTGCCTGACTTATTCATTCCCGCTTGGCGCGTATGGATCGAAATGAAACGCGCGGACGGCGGGACCGTCTCACCGGCACAGAAGGACTGGCACGCTTACCTGCGCTCAGTTGGGCATGTCGTCATCGTTGCACACGGCTGCGAAGATGCGAAGAGACAGGTTTCCGCGATCGCGGCTCAGGTGGCCTAGGCTCTGGCTTCGATACAGAAAACGCATGGCAGCGCTCGTGATAGGTATCGCGCACCGTGCGATAATGCGGGCTGTCCTCGCCCTTGCACATGGGGCGGGGATGCCTCGCAAGCCAGAAGCAGCCCTCGCACGTCACCTTGCGGGACGCCAGCTCCGCAGCAGCCCGGCGATGGGCTTCGTCAATGTGCTTGAGGCGCAGGCTCATTTCCACGTTTCCAATCCGACTGCGCCTTTGCTTACTTTGGCGATCAGCAACATCAGATCGTAGCTGGGGCGCTGCTTGCCGCGCCTTAACTTTGAGATATGCGAGCGATCGCGCGCAAACAGACGACCGGCTGCGGCGTCGTCAAGGCCCTGTTTCGTTAACCAATCAGCAAATGTCATAGGCTATACGTGCATTGCTCGCACATAGTTGTCAAGACCGGCTTGACATGTCGGGCATAGTTTGCACACTCGCTTAACCAACAGGAGGAACCCATGATCTTCACCCGCACTTTTAACCTGACAAAACACCTTCGCCGCTCCGAGGCGACGATATATCCCGGCCCGCCCCACTGGCAGGAGCGGGTGCAAGCCCCCAGCGTGCGCGAGACGTACGCCGATCTTGATGGCCTGGACGCCGCGGCGATCGAGCGGGCCAAAGTTATTGCTTTCCGCAAGGGGGGCCGGAAATGAGATACCTGACCATTCAGGAATGCCTGCGCGCTGGTTACATGCCTTATGTGACGACGCGGGACGGGCGGGTGGAAAGCTTTATTTGTTTGGGATTTGTGATTGACTACGGCAGCGAGGATTATGCTGGCGTGGTGGAGCAGGTGGAGGAGATGGTGGAATGAACCCGACCAGACAAGCCGAAAACCTGCGCGACTATGCCCGGCGCGCATGGGCCGACAAGCACGCAGCGACAGCCATGCTTTTGGACGAGGCAGCAAACACGATTGAAGCGCTGGGCAAGCGTGTTGCGGAGTTGGAAAAGAAAGTGCTGGCCGCCGCCCTCGACGCGCTGGAGGAGGAAGCGAGATGACAACATTTATCCGCCTGACAAGCGGCCAAGAAATCGACGGCGAGATAACCGTTAATGCCGAGTTCAAAGAACTAAACCCGGTTGCTCGGCTTGATTTGCTCGGTGACTGGCTGGGCGTCTTGCAAGAATTGTACAATCACCAGTGGCACGCAATTTATGGGGGCGATTATGCGCCGCATGAGGGGTGCCTGTCGGCTGTTAAATATCAGAAGCAGCCATGACCCGCCCCTGGCTCACCATGGCGCTGGTTTCCCTTTTGTGCGTGGCGCTGTGGTTCGTGGCGCTTGAGGTATCAATGAGGATGACACCATGACCCGCGCCCCCCTCACCGCCCTTATCGTCGTCATGGTTTTCGTGTGGTGGGTCGGAGCCGTGACAATCGTCACTTTCCTAGTCGACCTTGCTTCCCCCAAACAATCCCCGGACAAAGTTCCAAACCTTGTTGAGGAACCAGCGGGTCGGAGCGGCAAAGAAGAGTACCGTTATGATCGCTGCGAGGTAAGTTACCAGATCCACGCCGAAAAAGTTCATTTCTCGCCTCCACAGAAAGTAATCCACGCCGCATCAGCGGCCACCACATAGTTAATCAGCTCGACCGGCGAGGACCGCGATATCTGCGCCGGACGAAGCGCCCGGCACGCATCGGCGCGGGCCACCAGGTCAGCCCCGGCAATCAGGTCGCTAGTCCGAGAAGATGCGGGCGGCGACGGGTGCTGGCACCCCATCAGCATCAGACACCCGAGGAGCATCGCTGCGGGCAGCAATAGCTTCGTCAGCGGAAGTTCTTGACCCCTGCTCCACATTCCTAATCGCTTGGACAGTTTCAAGTTCTGCTTCCTTCTCCCGAGCCGCGGCTTTGGCCTGCTCTTCGCGGCGAACTTTATCTTTCTCGCGCTCGACATACCATTTGCCGGCGAGGATGCCCAGCGCAAGGACGATCAGCCAGTCCGGAACCTTACGAAACCACTCAAAGAATTTGTCAATCATTTCAAGGGCCTTGTGGCTTTTACTTGTCCCCACTTTTGCAGCGCCTCGCCCACGCACATGACGAGGAAGCCGGCCATCAGCTCGGCGATCACCGG